AAATGGGGCAAGAAAGTGGTTAAAAGGACAAGGGCACACAATATGATGAAAATAATCGTCCCTTTACATGGGATATAGTAAAACAGGAGAGAAAGTATAATGGCTGGCAAAAAAGGGAGGTCAGGATTTGCGGCTCATCCCGAATATATAAACCGAAAGGGGAGACCCAAGAAAGGGTTTACAATCGCTGAATATCTAAGGGAGAAGTTAAGAGAAGTCGAGCCGAAATATAAAAAGACGTATCTGGAGATATTCGCCGATACAATGGTTAAGTCGGCTATTAATGGTGATCCTACAGCTCGTAAGTTAATAATGCAATATATTGATGGGTTACCGATTCAAAAAGTGAGAGTGGGTAATTTAGAAGATGGTTTCCGGGTACAATATGTCGAGCTAAAGCCAGAGGGGATGAATGGGGACAGTGTTGATTAATAGTGCTTTTTTACCACTGTATAATATCCGCCGGCGTTATATGGTTATATATGGAGGGAGGCGATCCGGTAAGAGTATAGCGGTATCGCAATTATTAGTCAGGCGAGCTTTAGAATCACCGAAGCGGAGAATAGGAATAGTAAGGAAAGTTGGTACAACAATCAGGCTATCGGTATGGGCAAGAATAGAAGCGGCGATTGATGAAGCGATAGGATTAGAGAATTGCACAATCAATAAGGCTGATAGGACTATTAAATTACCGGGTGGAAGTGAGTTTGTTTTTTTTGGTCTGGATGATCCGCTCAAAACAAAATCAATCGAAGGAATCACAGACTATTGGCTGGAAGAAGCTAACGAATTCACGGAGAATGATTTCGACACATTAGATGTAGGGATGAGCTTAGAGCGGGATCCTATATTGCAAGTGTGGATTACGTTTAATCCCATCCCACAGATCAAGGGGATGGAACATTGGCTGCAGACAAGATTTATTAATAAAATTAAACATAAATTAAGCATTATCGCCGAAAAGGGCGATATTTGTGTTTTTAGGACGTGGTATAAAGATAATGTAAAGTGTCCTGCTAAGACTATCGAGATATTAGAACGGTATAAAAAGACAAATCCGCAGTTGTGGAAAATGTGGGGTTTAGGCGAATTCACAATGCTTGAAGGCGTTATATTTAATAACTGGGATGAAGTGGAAGAAGTACCGAAGGGCATAGCCTTACTTGGATATGGTTTAGACTTTGGCTTTGCGAATGATCCGGCGGCGGTTATTGAGGTATGGAAACATAATAAAGATGTGTGGCTTGATGAAAAGGTATACGGTACAGGGTTGACCAATCAGGCACTTAGTACTATGATGACAGATGTAGGGGTTCAGAAAGGATATTTAATAGTGGCCGATAGTGCAGAGCCTAAAAGTATAAAAGAATTAAGGGAATTAGATTGGAAAGTTATCGGTGCTAAAAAACCTGCTGGATATAAAATGGATGCTATAAGAATAATACAAGGACTAAATTTACACATAACCGCAAGAAGTGTTAATCTAAAAAAAGAAATAGCAACATATTGCTGGCCACAGAATAAACAGGGTAACACATTAGCAGTAGTGCCGGATGGAAACGACCATGCTATTGATGCCAGTATATATCGGTTGTATAATGGGGGAACCCATTGGAGTATTTTATGAGTATTTTCACAAAAATAAAAAAAGGTTTTTCGATGGTGTTTGGGCATACAAGCCCCTGGAGCACATTAAATATAACTAATAAAAATACCTATAAAGTTGATAGTGGGTTTAGGTCATCAATAATAATGGCGCCGCTGCTGTGGTTTGTTAGAAATGTACCGCAATCAAAGATTATCATTAAAAAAGATGGGGCGGTAGATCCCGAGCATGATATAGTTAAGCTGATTAAGAGACCTAATCCTTATTACGGTAGGTACAACCTAATAGGAGCTACAGTCTTATCTCTCGTGTATAGTGGTAATGCTTATTGGGTAAAGGTTAGGGACAATCTATATAAGCCGAAAGAATTATATTATGTGCCTGATTGGATGATAACTCCTGTGGGTGATGAAGCTGAATTAATTACAAGATATGAGTATAGGGTTAATGGCAGAAAAATAAATATTAATCCAGACGATGTAGTACATTTTAGATATGGTATCGATCCCGAGAACCCAAGAAAAGGGTTAAGCCCTTTAAAGTCGTTAATGAGGGAAATATTTACTGACGATGAAAGCGGTAATTTTGCCGCCTCCCTGTTGGTTAATCAAGGTATTATTGGAGTTGTCATTTCACCTGCAAGTGATGGTGTGCCTATTAATGATGTTCAGGGTGTTAGAGATTATATTGATACTCAGTTCACCGGGGCTAATAGAGGTAGACCGTTGGTATTTTCTGCACCTACAAAGGTGGAAAAGTTAAGTTTTTCGCCTGCCGATCTTGACTTGGGAAGGTTAAGAAATATATCAGAGGAAAGGGTTACTGCTGTTTTAGGTCTCCCTGCGGCTGTAGTAGGGTTCGGTACTGGTGTCCAGCAGACAAAAGTTGGGGCAACTATGAAAGAATTAAAAGAGATGGCCTGGGAGAATGGAGTATTACCGTTACAAGGGGTTATAGCCGAAGATTTAGAAACACAATTATTGCCTGATTTTGAGGAGGATACAAATAAGTTTGTAATCGAATTTGATAATTCGGGCGTAAGGGCTTTAAATGAGGATGAGTCGGCTCTGTATGACCGTTATAACAAGGGCGTGATTAATGGATGGCTTACGGTTAGTGAAGTAAGGAAAAGGTTAGGATGGGAGGTAGATAAGACTCAAAATGTGTATCTACGACCTATTAGTCTTATAGAGACGCCTGCGGCTCTGGATAGCAATAAAAGAAGTAATCGGGAAATTGAGATCAAGAGTAGAAAATATGTAAGTAATGAATTACACATTGCGATGTATAGAAGCTATTTGAAAATGGAAAAGATATTTGAAAAAGAGTTAAAGGAAAGATTTGTAAAATATGGCGAAGATGTTAGTAAGGTGTGGCTTAATGTCGTAGAAGAGAGAGGGCTTAAACTTGATCCTGCTGATGAGATCGCTATAAATATGGTGATAGATACCGTAGGGGAGCAGATTGCAAAAGAGGAAGTATTAGGATATCAACCTCATTATTTGAGGGTTGCGAGTATTACAGTTGACACTGTTAATAGTGTTATGAAACTCGGGTTAAATTTGACTGATAGAGTTGAAGCCGCTGTTATGGATATGGGCGGAAAAAGAATGGGTCTTGTCGATTTACACGAACAGACAAAAGATAAAATGTTTGCTATAATCAAAAAAGCCCGTGAGGATGGAATAGGGGCTTATGAAGTGGCAGATATGATTAAGGATGGGATACCTGCTGGAAGGTGGAGCAGTGTAGAAATAAGGTCGAAGGTTATCGCAAGGACAGAGACGAAGTTTGCACAGAATTATAGTTCTATCGAGATTTACAAGGATTCGCCGGATATAACCTCATTACAGGTTGTAGATGGGCAGTTGCCAACGAGTGATGAAGAGTGTATAATGAGAGATGGGTTGATAGTTAATTTTAGTGAGGCAAGCGATTTGATGAATATCGAACATCCTAATGGGACATTATCGTTTTTGCCGGTAATAGGAGGGAACAATGCAGATTAAGCAAGTTGAAGGTATTGGATTAAAACTATTAAATCAGGAAGGGGAATTTGAAGCTGTTTTTTCGACATTAAATGTGGTCGACAAAGATGGAGATATTACTCTTCCCGGAGCTATAGAGGAAGGAGCAAAGGTAAAAATATCGGCTTATAATCATGGTAGTTGGACAGGGTCTTTGCCTGTTGGGAGGGGAGAAATACACGAGGTTGACGATAAGCTCATGGTTAAGGGTAGGTTTTTCACCGACACCTCGGCGGGGATGGAAACTTACAAGACAGTGAAAAATCTTTCTGATTTACAGGAATGGTCTTACGGTTTCGACGTTGTCGATGACTCCCCTGGCAATTATGACGGGAGGCCTGTTAGATACCTTAAAAAATTAAAAATCTATGAGGTATCGCCTGTTATAATGGGCGCTGGTGTTGATACACGTGTTGTCGATATAAAAAGCGAAGAGAAGAATGCTATACCGAGCCATGCGACTGACACCGTAGATAAATCATGGGACGCGGCTGGAAATGTTAAGAGGTTAAAGTCGGATCAGGATTATAGTTATTATCGGAGGATGTTTGCTTGGGTCGATCCCGAAGGTGATAGGACAAAAAAGACAAGCTATAAATTCCCTCATCATGAAGTTGATGGATCGGGGAATATCGGTGCGGCTAATATAAGGGGATGTATCGCTACCATAGCGGCTCTTAATGGAGCGAGGGGCGGAACGAATATCCCGGACAAAGACCGTAAAGGTGTCTGGAATCATGTAGCTAAACACTTGAGAGACGCTGGTATTGAGCCGGCAGATTGAAAGGGTGAAATATTAGGGGAAATGAAATACAGGGATCATCTTATATATGTAATAGAAGCTATAAAGGGAATTAAAGAAAGAACAGAAGAAATAATTGAATTGAGAAATAAAGAAGGTAAAATAATATCTCAAGTAAGTCTTGACATGCTTGAGGATGTAAATAAGGAGATTAAGTCGTTAACAGACAGTCTTGACTCTGTTATCTGGGAGAATGACTTGGCTCTTAAAGAGGTCGCAAGATATATGGCGACTGAAGAAAAAATCAAGAAAATGGAGGAATCAAAATGGGAGTAAAAGCAGAATTAGTGTCTAAAAGAAAAGAATTAGAAGCGAAAAGAGCTAAACTTGCAAAGATATTTGAGGAATCAAAAGACGGAAAAGATTACGATTTCATGAAGTCGAATGATTTAACCGGAAAAGATATGAAAGCAAGGGTAGATGAGGTTAGGAAGCTTAATAGTGAAGTAGAGGAACTGGCTAAAGATGTTGAAAACATGGCCGGATCTCTGGAAGGTGTTAAGCTCTTGAATGGAGATAGGGCGGGTAATGAACCTGTAGAGAACAAGACTCAGGAAAAGAAAAGTATCGGAGAACTGTTTACAGATTCTATCGCTTATAAAAATTATAAGGGTGGAGAAGGGCCGATTGCCGAGTTAAAGGTCGGCTTAAAAGCTGTATTCTCGACAAGTGCTGGCTGGGCGCCGGAATCGTTAAGAACAGGTAAAGTTGTCGAATATGCTACAAGGCCTATATCGATGATTGATGTTGTACCACCCGGGGCAACCAACCAGTCGAGTATAGTCTATATGGAGGAAACGACATTTACTAATGCCGCCGCTGAAACTGCTGAAGGGGGAGCGTATCCCGAAGCGGCTCTTGTTCTGACAGAAAAGAGTTCACCTGTAAGGAAAATCCCGGTATTTGTGCCGGTGACTGATGAACAGTTAGAGGATGTGGCTGGGATACAGAGTTATCTTGAGAATCGGTTAAGGTTCATGCTGAGGCAGAGACTAGACGGGGAGATATTAAGTGGAGATGGTGTTGCTCCTAATCTTACAGGTATATTGAATGTATCAGGGATACAGACTTATGCTCTTACATCAGAACCTGTACCGGATGCTATTTATAAGGCTATAACAAAAGTAAGGGTAACAGGTCGGTCTTTCCCAAATCTGGTAGTGTTACATCCTAATGACTGGCAGGGCATTAGGTTGTTAAGGACAACTGATGGTGTCTATATTTGGGGCAATCCGTCAGAAGCCGGCCCGGAGAGGATATGGGGTTTGCCTGTAGTACAGACTGACGCTATGACTGAAAATACTGGCCTTGTTGGTGATTTTCAGAATCATATACAACTATATGAAAAGGCAGGGATCGAAATAAAGGTATCTGATAGTCATAGTGACTATTTTGTAAAAGGAAAGTTAGCTGTCAGAGCGGCTTTTAGAGTGGCCTTGCCTGTATATAGACCTGCTGCATTTTGTACAGTAACTGGAATATAATTAATTAAGGGGCGGTCTCTGGCCGCCTCTATTATGGAGGTAATCATGGGAGTAATAAGTGGAGGTAATATAATAACAGGTGCTATCGGTAGGGATGCGATTAAAACAACTATTATAGCTGGCGGGCTTGCTGGGGCGCATACAGTAACAGGTATTAAAGCACGTGATATATTGGTAAGTGTGTTGTTTGTGGATTTTACAGACGCAACCGAAACAGGAAGTGATTTAACAAGTCAATTTACAATATCGGCTGATAATACTATTAATAATACAGGCGGTACTGATACTACCGGAGGGTTTCTGGCGGTAACGTACTTATCGGTAGCTTAAGGAGGTTAATATGAGAGTTAGTAAAAGATTGTATCTTACAGCGGACAAAAAACATGTGGTCGAAGGTGGAAAGAGGGCAGCTTATCTGTATAAGGCGAAGTATCAGGAGATAACAAAAAAAGAATTGAATGATTATCCTGAATTAAAGAAATATATCTATGATGATAAGCCTATAGAAACGAAGATGAAGAAGCCGGCAAATAATAAAATGGGTAAAAAACCAGAGGATAAATAATGGCAAGACTATCGGTAGCTGAGTTAAAAGAATATATCGAACCTGATTTGGCTGATGTGGAATTACAGAGTATTATAAATCAGGCTGATAGTGAAGTCTCTGATATTATAGGAGATGTAGGAGGGAAAATAGAATGGGTTTCCCGTCCGGGAAAAACTCTCTATACCCAGTTGCCGATAGGAACTATCAGTAGTGTTGTCGAATATGACGAGTACGATAATTCGGTAACCCTCGCCACCGATGATTATCGGATAGAAGGAAATAGGTTAATAAGGTTGTCGACCGGAAGCAATTGGGCAAATGAGTGGGCAAATATTGTAAGAGTCGA